TTGATATAGTTTCTTGCAAAATAAACAGGATCTTCTTTACACTTAAGAAACTCTAATACCTGCTCTTCAGTAAACTCAATCGCAGTATTTGCTTTTTTTAGGTTAGGATTACCAAGATAGACTTCACTCATAATATATCTCCTTTTTAATCTTCAATAAATGTTACACTACAATCTGCTTTTTGTAAAACAGAATCAGATGAAACTGCAATAGTCAATGTTCTCTGTGGTGGCAAGACGATTCTCAATGCATCAAGATCAATTGTTTCTGGAGCACCTGATGTGACGCAAAACACTGCTATTGGTTGTTTCGATGAAGTAATTGTAGTATCAGTTCTTGAGTATGAAGAAGCTTGTCCAAGAGGTGTATAATCTAAAGGATCAACAGTTGGGACATCAATATACAAGTAAATAAAACAGGGAGCAGACGATGATGCTGTAGTTAGAGCACTAATTTTTTTGATAATAAGTTCTCTAGAATTGATTTTATTACTGACTATTAAATCTCCTTTGACAGTCAATAGATGATATTTGACACCAGTACTATTCATTCCACCAGACTTTGTTCTAAATGCAGCAAGTGGAAGAGTTGTAGTATTAATAATACCTTCAATAGCGCCCATCATTGACGCACCAGACACTGTTACTCCAGCACCAATATTTCCATCCAGATTGGCGGCAACATATCCAATTTTAAGTGATGGATTATCTAAATGAACTGTATTATGTCTGTTTGAATAATGAATGTGATGAACTGGCATCATATCGCCCGTTAAAGGATTTTCAACTGCAAATCTCATTTCACCAACACCCAACCAACGGAAGTTGATTTGATATACATTCAACTTTGTCGGGTCTAATGTAACACCCGATGGGTTGGCAGTTCCACCAACACCAGTCATAGTATCAAAGTTCCAGTCTTCTTGATATATCCAGTTGCTTGTGTGATTGACACCTGTTTGTGTCGTAACCGATGTTCCTACAAGTGTTCCAGAACTTGCGATAGAAAATGTTCCTGTTTTTGGACCAACACTATTGGATAAAAAATCAATATAACTATCAGTATAATCTACAATCCATCCAGGGAAAGTGTTTGTTCCAATACCTGTTGAGTTTTGTGTTGTAGTTCCTGATGGAATAGAAACAGTCTTTGCTATACCTGCAAGAGTAACTGTTATATTTTCTGTTCCTGTCGCAGCACTCGTAATCGTAAATCTATGAATATGCGCCTTACCACCATTCTCACGAAGAATACCAAACTTTCCGTTGGTATTGAAACCAACTTGAAGTGCTTGCTCTTGTGAGAAGAATCCAGCTCTCTGAGTGTATCCTGTTGCAATACCAGAGAATTGTGCTGTAAATCTTGCAAGAGCTCCCTGTCCAGGACGATATCTTACTGCTCTTTTTGATCTAACGACACCATATCCAAAAGCACCAGTTCCTGATGATGCTACCATCAAAGTATTGGAGGTAGTAATTCCAGTTCCCGATGAATATACCTCAAATCTATCAGAGTTTAAACCATATAACCCATCAAGTTGAAGTACTGGTGTAATCGGAACAGAAACATTTTCTCCGAATGCACTATTTGCACTTGCAGTTCCATTGCACCCATCAATGTTGCCGTATCTATCGGCACACATGTAAACCTCAAAAAGAGATCTCTCTTGATTGAGGTAATCTTGATTATTTTTATTCCCCTGACCCATTAATCACTCCACGATCATCTTTCTGGTTGATACCTTTGTGCGTTTTTAATTCTTGAACTATTTACCTCACTAGGATAAATGTTATGAACAATCGCTCCAGGATATTCTCCTTGAATTTGTTCTGCAAGTTCGTTCTTAGAAAGCATTTTGCCTTCTACCTCTAAACGATATAATTTGCCTTCCCACATAACATCAGCAAAGAATGATTCTTTTGTTTGCTCTTGTGAGGAACCACCAACATTTAGGGTGCCATTAAAATCACCATTGATGGTGATACTTTCGGTTAGAAATTGTTGAAAACTTTTCATCAGCATCTCCAGCGACGACGGGCTTTACAAATTGCTTTATCTGGGGTTTTGGAGCAATCAATGTTATGCATATCTTGCTGACCCTTAGAGCGAGCACAGAAGGACTTTCTACGCTTACTTCTGCCAGGACCAGGATTCTTTTCAGTTACAGCAGTTTTGAGTTTAGAACCTGGATTTTCACGACGATATGCATTAACTGCTTTCTGACTCATACCATCAGTCTTATCTCCCTTATTGACCTTTTGCCAATCTTCCCTTAACTCCAACCTCCAGTTTGAATACTGGAAACTTTCAGACTTATTGCCCCAGTTATCAGCACCAACTTTACGGCACTTAACTAATGCACCAGATGCATATGCACTTGGCCAAACATCATATCTTGATTTTACTTTATGATAGCAAGCATCTTTCTTACCGCTACCCTTTCCTTTGATGTCCCTTGCTTCTTGTAATTCAAAACTCTCTGCGGAATAATCTCCAGACTTATGCTTCTTATAATCTTTCTTATCAGTGAAAGTTCTTACCATTGTTGGTGCAGCACCGCCAGACTTTTGTTGTTGTCCAGGATCTTTCTGACTCTTGCGAGCATCGGCACTTCTGATTTTCTTTTTACCTTCCTCAGTCTTTTTTAGACCAGCAAGTCTTCTGGATGAATAGCACTTAGGTGTTTTGGTTTCACCAGGTTCGTTTGCACAAGGTGACCCATCTGATTGCACCCAACCAGGCTTACCGTCTTTTGATTTTGATTTTTTAAACCAATTATAAAGAGTGCCACCTTTCTTCTTTTCTTCAATATATTCACCCTCTGCTTCATAATGTGCATTTTGGACATTTGCTGATTTTTTAGGTGTTTGAGGAACTACTTCACCACCACCATATTTTGGTATTAATTTTTTAAGGAGTTTATCTGGTCCACCATATTGAGATGCATCAACTGCCTCAAATACTTCATCAGGATTGGAAACTTTTCCAGAAGCATAGGAAGAGTTAGATTTTGTTGTCCCCACTTTTAAACCTTTTACTGGTTTCTTTAAATACTGAGTTCCCTTTCCAGTTTGAGGACTTACAGTTTTACCAAGCATTCCTTTTTGGTCTTTCTGACTATTTGCCAGTTGCTCAGAAACATCATTACTCATATATGAAGAGGCTGCATCCGTATTATGCTCAGTATCGGTTATTTTTGCCTGCACCCAAGCAGGAATGTTTTTTTCTTTTTTGCCGAGTGCCTTTCTCAGTTTTCTAATATTCTCCTCAGATTTTTTTAACTGAGTTTGTGCCATTGACACTTCATGATCTTGCTCTTTTGCTTCTTGCATTTTCTTCTTACGACCCTGACAATGGGCACGCTGAGAAAACCCTTTCGGGTTGTCGCAATTAATCGACTTTTTATATTTCTCAGACCAACCCATAGTAGGTAATAAACTATTCCTTATTATTTAGAAAACCTTGCTTGAGTAGTTTTTGGAGCTCTGATGTTGATCCAACAAATACTGCATTGTTTGTAACAGTATTTGGACCCTTGTTACCAACCTCTTCTTCTACATCCTTTAACTTTTTCTGTAAGTCAATAAGTTTGTCTGTGGTATCGGCAACGCTTTTGATTAATTGACCGGCAACTTCATAAGCTCTGGGACTTCCACCTTCACCAGCAAGCTCCATAATCCCATTGATTGCTTCCTGACCTTTTTCAATCAGTGAATATAAGTTAGCACGAGTGTACTCATAGTCTTTTTTAATGTCAGTCTTTTGCTCAGGTTTTTCAATGCTCTTAGGAACATTATCAACCTCCACAATACTGCTCTCAACATTTAGAGCTTGGTCGATAGAATCAAATTCGGGCATAAGAATTAATCAAGATCAGTTTGTCGTGTAGGACTATATGAACCAGAATCTCCAAGATATTCCCATGTTTCACTAAATCCAAAGTCATCGCCAGGATCTGCGTCAATTGGGTCTGGGACAACTGTGTATCTCATTTCTCTCTTGGCAGTTGTCCTATCAGTATCTGCATAGTTATCAACAATAACCTTACGAATAAGACCCTCTGGATTGCTTGCAACAGGACCAAAGAGATAAGTTTTTGCAGTAAACTGTAATCTATATATCAATGCTCTTCTGGTGGAAAAATCTCCCTCATAATCATCTTGCATAGCAACACTATTCAAGATAACAGGTATGTCCTTTTTTTCTCCAATAGAACTTACCAAATCTATTGTAATATTGAATGCTGGTTGGAAATATGGCAATATTTGCTCAACGATTTGCAATGCATCATCATTTAACTTGCATAATATGGATAACTCAAATCCAATGTTATAAGGCACAGGCATAAAGACCTTTTTCATATTACCATCAGTGCCTACGGCACGGAATGTCTGGGTTATTCCTGCTTTTCTTGTAGCATCATAATCAATCGATGTCATCTCAAATGACATTCTTGGTAATGATATTTGTACTGGTTTATTTAAATCTCCCTGCTGCTCAAGTTTTGCAAGAAACTTTTGTGTAGGACCATATGCCAAAGGAACCTTCATCTCACTTATGACAGAATTTGCCTCATCTTTGTGTTTAATGTAAATTTCATTAAACAGCGTGCCAAAACCAATAATGGTCTTCCTAATAATTTCGTGATAATAGTAAGTTCCTAACATTAATAATCACCAAATGGATTTGATTGTGAAAAATCTAAGATTATATCTGCCGCAGCTTCAATCTCTTCGTTTTGTCTGTATTTATCTGTTACAGTATTCGCTGCCGATACTCTAACTACATATGCTGCACCAGATTTTGCACCTGTTATAAGTTCTCCTGGTGCAAAACTTCCAGAAACATTAGAAATCTCTATAACAT